GCGGGACCTCGGGAGCGAACGTGAGGCCCTTGGGCTTAACGCTGTCCTTAACTCGGTCCAGCGTGGGAGTACTGGCAATGCCGGTAATCTCCCGCGCCTCCTCGTCCATGCCCTTAATGACCACGGCGGAAAATGCCTTAGTGCTCATTGTTTATATTCCTAGCCGTTACAGGCGTAATCGCCGTGGATTTCTACGCGAGCGCTGGAGATAGCCCGCTCAGCGTCCGCCAGTGATGAAAAGAACTTGCTGTACACAACCCGCCCGTCTACCTTCAGGCGCGCGTGCCAGCGCTGCTTCTGTTTCGACCAACCGACACCCGTAACGCCCGAGGTGTTGTCCGAGCGTTTCGAGGCGTTGCAAAGGTTCTGCGTTGCGCTAACTAGGCGCAAGTTGGAAAGCCGGTCGTCCGTCCGGTCTCGGTTCTTATGGTCGATACGGCGGGTAGGTAGGGCGCGGGTGTGGAGCAACCATACGAGGTGACTCCGGAGATATCGCTTTCCGTCCAACGCGATACGGACGTAGCCGCAGTTCGTTACGTGTCCCGCAACCTCTCCAGCTATCGCCCGGTTGCTCGTGGTAGTACGCCAAACGAACTCGCCCGTATCCGGGCGGTACTCTAGAAGCTCACATAGGCGCGAGTAGGTAAGCATGTGTCTCCTAAAAAGCGAATAGCTGAAAGGTCCTCTCAGGCTCTACGTCCGACGCCGCCAAAACCGTTGCGCCAAACGCGAGGGTTAGAGCTACGAGGCCGTCTATGCGGCCCGTGGCCTTAGCCTTGTCTAGTTTTCTGTTGCCGCTCGGGTCTTTCTGGACAATCGCGTTGGACGCGCACATGGTCAAAGGCGGGGAACCATCGTGAGAAACCCGCCCATTTACCAATTCGGACTCCAAAAGGTCCAAGGCCGGGGAAATGTCCTTGTATCCCTGGCCGTGTGGCACGAGAGGGAGGCGGCCTCCGTCCTTGTGAGACGTATCCGCGTCTATGCTGAGGTCCTTAAACTCCTTTTTGAGGAGGTCAATTCGCCAACGGTCGTACGCAATGCTGTGTACGGCGTACTCCTCGCATATCTCCAGAATGTCCCGGGCTACGTACTCGTAATCCACTGTGCGGCCCGGGGTAGTGCGTAGGTGCCCTTGCTCGGCCCATAGGTCATACGGGGAGCGGTCCCGCTTGGCGCGGTCTCGTAGGCCCTCCTCGGGCGTCCAGAACCATACGCGGGAATTCCACCGCCCCTCATGCTTACCTATGAGAGCGAACGCGGTAAGGTCGGTACGGGCCGAGAGGTCCAGGCCGCCGAATACTTGCGAACCGGGGATTAGCTCGGGAACGCCCCGGCAAGACTCCCACACGTTGCGGGACACGAACGGGGAGACCGTAGATACGCGTTGGTTGAGAATCAGGTTACGGAACGTGTTTTCTGAGGAGGGCATACGCTGCGCGCGTAACGCTTGGTCCTCCACGTCCTGCAAGCTACGGAACACTCCGAGGGCCGGGTTAGCTGCTTTCCACCCCTCGCGGTCCATTACGTCCGCGTCAGGCGGGGCCGCGTAGAGCCGTACTACCGTGTGCGGGTCCTCACCCTTGAGCGCATCGTCTAGCCATATCGAGAGCAAATCCGCGTCCGTGGCGGCCTGCGTGGAGATAGCGATAAGGAGCGGCTCGGCGTGCGCGCCCTGCGCGGTGGTTACCGCGTCGATAAAGTCATCTTGCGGGCCGCGAATCTGGCCTATCTCGTCCAGGATAGCGAGAACGGGGGAGAGGCCGTGCGTAGTCTTGCCCTCTGCGGCCAACGCCTTGTACTCAACGTTGAGCGGGAGGCCCGTAAGTTTCTTGCCCGAGGGGTTAATCTTAATGAGCGGGGAAATGTCCGGGGAAAGCTGCACCATCTTTGCGGCCAAGTTAAACACTAGGGCCGCTTGGTCCCGGGACATAGCGCCGGAGACAATCTGTGAGTTGAGCTTGGCCTCAGGCCCGATTAGATGGACGAGCAAAATACACGCGATAACCGCGCTCTTGCCGTTCTTACGGGCAATCGAGAGGTAGGCCCGCCGTGTGCCGTGCGGATTGTCGTAAATCGAGAGGATAAATTCCCGCTGGAACTCCTCAAAGCGGATAGGTTGTCCGACCAAGGCCCCCTCGGGGACGCGGAGGTACCGCTCGCAGAACTCAATTGCGCGCTCTCCGCGTGTCCGGGGGATTGTCTGCTTTCGTGGGCCGGGGCTAGTAGGCTCCCGTACCCTCATTGGAGAGTGAGGCCCGGGATAAGGGAATGCTCCTCAGACTCGCGGATAGCCCCTACGGCGGCCCGCTGGCCTTTCTCTAGGGCCTGCTTATTGCCCGCGTCCCGGGAACGGCCCTTAGTGGCCTCTGCGTGGACGTGAACAACCCTGGAGAGGGCCACTACGCGGCGGGAGAGCGTCTCTAGGAGGGCATGGCGGGGATTAACCACGGGCGTACCCTTGGCGTTATTGAGAATGTCCCCTGTATCGTCTAGCTCGCGCTGGAGACGGTCAATATCCGATTGGCAACGGGCCAAGTTAGCCGCTAGGGCCAAGTCCGCATCATTCCACGTGTCCGCCGCCCGGGCCTGGACAATGGCCTCCCAATACGGCCAATCCTTTTCTCTGAGGTAGACGTGGGCCGGGGGTTGAATCGTGCCAGCAATAGCCGCTTGCGTAGCCGCTACCGCCTGCGTAGCACTATCTGAGCGCTTACGGGGCATAATGTGTACTCCTAATATTGGGCTACGCGTACGCGTGTATATGCGCGCACAACGGAATAACTCGGGTAAGCCGCCTGACTTAACAGGCCGTAGAGCTAACTTAGCCTCCTTGTGAGAGGACCCTAGGGCTTACCAGAGATACGGCCGGGATTTATCGCTATAGGCCGCTATGGGCCGGATTTAAGAGCTAAGGTCCTTTATTGCTGCTTTTATTTGGACTTAGCGTTGTTTTGAATGGGATCGGTCGGTGTCCCTCCGAAAATGCGAATAATTCTCAACCACCCCCGCCTACTGTTGGTATATCACAACACATGTTGGATTTTCACCACAGAATCGCGGAAATCGTTGGTATATCACAACAGATTCGGATTATTTCAATGAATATCACAGAAATATATTGACACCGCAGTAGAACCTATGGTATATGGGCCGAATTGATACCTAGACCGCAGATAATGATAGACAGGCCGATATTGATATGGTAATCAGGCCGAGCCTAGATAGGCTTAATCTTAGGTATTACCTTGGTGTACACCACTGGATAACTCACTGTAGTTCTACACTGGGAATCCACTGTATTAATCACTGGGTCTCTTAGACCTATGACCAATGAGTATTACTGAGAGCAAGGATAGGAGAGCGTCTACCAAGTCCATTATCTAGTTCCAATGGTGTTCAGGATTAGTAGGAGTACCATCTAGGTTAGAACCTGTGGTTACTTTATATCCTCTATCCTTAGCTGTTTTCTTTATATGACAAGGGGAACAGAGCAGGTGTAAATTATTATCATTATTCGTACCACCTAACTCTAATGGGATAATGTGGTCTACTTCTCCTACACGGACAGCTATATTGCAATGCTGACAAGTGTACTTATCCCTAATCCTAATTCTCTTACGTTGCTGTACTCCAGCATTACCGCGTAAGCGGTGAGTCTTAACCGTAGTAACCAAGGGTTATCTCCTAGTAAATACTATGGTTAATACACTGGATTAATACTTATATTATTGCTCCCTATAATCCCTCAGGGAAAGCAAAGCGGTCGGCCTCTCACCAACCGGGGCGTTTATCGAGGTTGCTTCTCTAAAGGCTCTCCACCAACTTGTAAGCGGAAACTTAAAAGCCCGGAGGCCTTGTGTGGGCTAGCTCCGGGCCTGTTCTGAGGGCGGGCCGGGTTACCCGCGCTGTAGCGCAATGAGCCACTCAAGCGGGGCATATCGTTGGTACCCGAGAACGTCCTTGAGTTCGTGTATGGACATTTTCTCGGCAAGGCGGGTTATTGCAATCTTTCGAATGTCGTTAAAATCCGGCCCATTAAAGCCGAGCTTGTTCTTTAATCGAATGAATGCGGTTTGGAGGGTGTTCTTTGGGAGGCCATCGAAAATAGCAGAGGGATTATCTGCAATGCGTTGAGATAATACGGTTCTAGCTCTCGTGGTCAACGGGATAATACGCTCGGCAGACATACGGATAACGCCTGCATTTAGGTCTACTAAATCCGAGGTTAAATCAATAATTTCCTGTTGGACCAATGCCGTATCTAAAGCGAGGATTAGTACGTCTTGCAAACATCCATTAGCGAGGCCCTTTGATTCTGATAAAAGTTTCTCCTCCTCGAATGCAGTCATCGGCCTATACGGGAGTTCTTTTCGCTTGGCGCACAGAGCAACTACAACGTTCTCGGGGACGCGTACGCCCATGTAGCGGCGGCCATGCTCTATTACTGTCTGGAGGGTATCTAGGTCCTCTTGGGACAGGCTCTTAATGTGGTCCTCTCCAACCTCTTGTACGCGCAACGGGAGCGCAGCGGCCAAACGCTCCTTAAGCTCAGGGGCAACCGTGGCCGGGTACAACGCTGTGTAGTCGTCCACGACCTCCTCTAATGTGTACTCGTAGGCCGGGGTCTCTTTGAGTGCCCGCAACTCCGCGTCTTTTGCGACACGCCACGCCTCGGCCTCCTCCATCGTAGGAAAGGTCTTTTTGACGGGGCGGGATTTGTCCACTCGGACTACCGCTTGGTAGCTAACCCGTCCGTCCCTGGCGTACTTAGTAATAATGTTTGGCATGTCAGTAAGTTAAAGGAATTTGCAGACAGGCGGAGGGTACCTGTCTACTTAGTGCTATGTCAATGCTTGGTCCGGGTGTAACTCTAACAGAGGGTGCCCGTGCGCC